AAACTATTAGTATCTTCTATTTGGTCTGCATCTGTGCCTGTATCCAATACCTCTGAGCTGTACTGGAACAGTTCACACTGCAATCTGAAGACGTAGAGCTTGCCTACTTGATAGAATGGATTTGTAAATTCTACGAGTTTAATTTCAAATATAGAACCTGTCTTTGGAAAATATAAAAGATCTCCTTCTGCAGGACGCTCGGTAAGAGTAAATGTTCCTCCACTAGTTGTAGCGGTCTCTTCCCAACGTCTCTGAGAAACTATAAATGTAGCTTGGTCTCTTATTTCAATACCAAACTTTGTAAACAGATCGCCTTCGCCGTCAAAGCCGTTTACATTTTCCAAATACATTTCTAATGGGTATGATTGTGTAAACTGAGATAATGTATCCTCATCAAAGATAGTGTCTCTGTTTACAAGTGTTCTGGGCATATAGAAAATATCATGCCCATATATTTTTAGTGATTCAATTACAAGGTCTTCTACTAATCTTTGTTCGTTAGTAGTTCCGCTTGTATTACCATTCTGAAAGTAAAAATTCGTTGCCATGCTTACCCCACGTAGAAGCTAGGGGGTAACTCATATCTTCTCTGCATCTCATCTTCAATATTATTGATATCAGTGATTGCTTCTTGAAAGATTTGGTCACCGTTTAAAGTAACTCCTCCAGGTAGTGCTATGCCTCCAAACTTCTTCATGTTTTCTCCCCACTGTCTTTTGATAAGAGCAGTAGCATATTTTTTCAAAAACATATCATCATAAACCTCTGAATACGTTGCGGGGTCAACAATAGCATATGCCTCTGCCACAATGTAATCACCTGGATTAAAGGTTCTATCCCAATCCGTATCAATATATAATCTATTTGTTTTTCTATTCCAACGTATTTGTCTTTGAGTTACAAGTAGTTGTTCTAGAGTCGTTAGGTGAGACTGTACCATTGAATAGTACGTCATGTCTGCACCCATTAGATTATAAAGATCATTCTGTCTAAACTGATACATCAAATCAAACAATGTTCCGTCTTTAGTGTTAGACTGTGCTGCACCACCAAAGTTAAACATTCTTATAATACCAGTTATACCATTACTAATTGGCACCCACCCGTTTTCTATATCACCTGCGTCATAAAAGTCAGTAGCCTGTAATGTTGCTACTATTCCAGATTGTGAGCCAGTAATTTGTTCTCCGCCCACAAAAGTTCCAGAAACCTTTTCTACAGTAATAGTATTAAGAGCTCCAGAAGAGACTACGGTTGTAGCACCAGATGTTGCACCGGTTAACTTTTCTCCCTTCTGAAAACTACCTGCAATAGATGTAGCAATCCTTAAACTGCTACCGGTTACTTGGTGTTGAACATAAGTTCTTTCAACACCATCGAAGTGATATTCTTGCCAGAGTTGTATGGCATCGTCTATGCGATCGTTGACTTGGTCCTCGTCAACGTTAATCTCTATGACTGGAAACCCTAGTCGTCTAAGACAATAATCTATTAGTTCCTGTCGTGTTGATAAAGCCATACATTTACCCTAATTTAGTTAAGCAGTGTTCCACTAGTATTATATATGTCGATTCTATATCTGTCCTCAATAGCAGATGCTGTTAACAATGAAGTATCGTTACTAGCAAATGTTTCTGTGCTAATTTGAATCGCTGCTCCAGCAAAGTCAGCTACTGTTAATTCTGGAAGTCTAGCACTTGAGAGAGTACCGCTAACCATGTTAGTAGCATTAGTAAAGTACGATGCTGCATTTCCTTCTAGTAAAGCGGAATCTAATCCTGAACCTGCACCGTCAACTGTTTTAATAGCTGTCAGTAGTTCTGAAGGAGTAGAATACGACTCATTAAAGCTAATAACACCTGTTCCACTATTATAACCTACATCGCCTGTAGCGCTAATTGCCGCTCTTGCTCTTGCGTCAGTAAAGTATAAACTTGTACCTTCAGGCAAGTCTGCAGTGTCTTTGCTACTTAGATCTAAGTTGGCGCCTGTTGCCGCAGCTACTCGAGCATTTGCTCTTGCATCTGTGTAGAACAAGTTGGAGCCTTCAGCCAAGTCATCTGTGTCTAAAGTTCTAGTTCCGCCTAACGCTGTAGCTACACCGTTAATTGTAATTTCTGAGTTAGACAAAGAGCTGTTGGCAATATTAGATAATGTGTTATCCGAACCGCTAATAGTTTTATTTTCTAGAGTCTGTGTTGAATCTGCGCCAACAATCTCTGCATAATTGGTGCCGTCATTCGTAAACTGCCACTGATCAACTGCTTCAACCCATTTAACCTGTACTGCTGTTGAATCTCCTCTAAGAACTCTAATTCCCGCATTCTCACTAGGAGTTCCGGAAGTAAAGTTACTGTTCAAGTCGATAATGTTATCAGCCAAGCTAATTGTTTCAGAGTTGACAGTAGTTGTAGTTCCAGAAACTGTTAAGTTTCCACCAACTACCACGTTGCCTGTTGCTTCTAAATTATCATTGACATAAACTTTACCTGTACCTTTACCAGTAAGTGTTAAGTCTGTATCTGCTGTTTTAGATTCAAGCGAATCAACATTGATTGGGTTTGAGAATGCAATTGCGTTGCCGGCGCTGTTTGTAATATTAATACCGTCTTCTAGTTGAAGAGGTCCTTTAATTGCAATAACACCTGTTCCAGTTGCATCTAACTCTACATCACCTGAACCACTTGTTTGAAGTGATACGTTTTGGTTTGTATCTGCAGAAACAGTGATTGTACCTGAGTTATCAGAAACAACCTGTTGTCCGTTTACATATAATGAACCAGGACCTACGTATACGTCTCTCCATTGTTTTGTTGTGCTACCAAGACTATGTGTATTGTCTGTATCTGGGATAATATCGCCTTGCATTTCTACGTCGGCTGTAAATGTTCCGCCGGCAAATGTTGGGCTAGATGTAGTATCTACTGCCTGTCCAATTGCTACTGAACCAGATGTTACTGTAACACCAGTGCCGCCACTAATGGCTGCTTGTGCTCTAGCATTTGTAAAGTAAAGCTTGGTTGAACCTTCTGCTAAGTCGTCAGTGCTAAAGTCTGTCATATCAACAGTGATGCTATCTGCATTTACGCTGATACCAGTACCGCCTACAACATTAACTTCAACTAGTCCAGACTCACCGCCACCTGTCAAACCATTACCTGCTGTAACGCCTGTAATGTCTCCAGATTGTCCGTTAATTGTTAATGTTCCAGCACTATCGTCATAAGACAATGTGATGCCGGTTCCTGCTGCTAAAAGAGCAGCTACTCTATCGTCAATACGTTCGTTCGTTGAAAATAGATTTGTTGACCCTTCTGTTAGGTCATCTGTGTCATTGAGGCCTGATGCTAATGTATATCCACCTTGTGTGCTTCCATCATGGACACGGAGTTGTGAGTTCTCTGTATCGAAGGAAAGTTCACCGGCGGCACCAGTAAAAGCATCATTTTGTGCTTCAGTTCCACGTCTAAATTGTACCTGTGTTGGCATGTCTAATCTCCTAAATTATTTAATATGTTCCGCCGTCTAATGTAGAGCCGTCAGCGAGGGTATCTGCTTCTACCGTACCACTAATATTTGTAAAGGGTATGTTACCTGAAATATTAGAAGCCGAAGCTAGCATTAATTCGTGACCACCTTGAGTAGCACCATCGTGAACTCTCATAGCATAGTTACCAGTATTAACTGTAACCTCTCCGGCTAAGCCAGTGAAGTTGTTATTTTCTGATGTAGTACCTCTTCTAAACTGTACTTGAGTTGTCATTGGTTATACTCCTAGATTTTGAATTAAAGTGTTCCGAAATCTTCAGTAGTGAGTATTCCAGGAGGAGCAGTTCTGCAATCATAAGATCTTTCAGTTGCAACGCCAAAAGCATCTACACTTGATGCAGTCATGTCGCCGTAATCTCCTGTTGGAAACACCAAGTTGGCATCTCCTACAACATAGTTAGATACTGCTACAACCGCGCCGTCGCTATCCTTTGTATAAAGTATCTTGTCTGCTAAATTTAGAGCAACCTCACCAACTTCTAAGTTAGCCTGCGTGGGCACCGCCGAAGCTGTTTCCGACCTCTTCAGTTTGATTACTGTGTCTACCATCTTCCTCTTTCTCCTGTATGTTTAACTCTTCTAACTGAACCGCAAAGGAATCTCTTTCCTTTTGTAATATATTCATTCTAGCTTTTAGAACGAGATTCTCTTGCGTTGTTTCGTTAAGTTTTGCACTTAGTAATGCAATATATTCGTCAACTACATTATTTGGATTTTGTTCACTCATAATATTTCCTTTAATTAATTATTCTAGAACGTACCGCCGTCTAGTGTTCCCCAAACAGGCACGCCGCTAGAATCTGCAAGTAAAATTTGCCCTTCTGTGCCTGCTGCTGTTACTTGTAGAGCGCTAGTTCCGTTACCATAAACGATACCGTTTGAAGTAAAAGTGCCTGCGCCAGTACCACCGTCTGCAACACCAATTGCTGCTGTTAGTCCAGAAACAGTTCCGCCTGATACGTTGCCTTCAATGTTGGC